CAAATTCCCAGGATACGAAATCTGGATGAAAGACAGATGTGATGTATTTATTGAAGATCTTTCTAGAACTGTGTTGATCGAGGAAATCCCACAATTCTAATAACAAAATAGTAGGAGTAATGCTTACCATAAGAACAGCATACTTCTCTTTTTTCCGAGATGAGTCCCCTCACCTCCTCTCCCTCCCAGAGGGGATGATTCTCAAACTTACTTAGTCAAGCCTCTTGCACAGCAACGTAACTAAGTGTCAGAGTGATGGATTGGGTTTCCCAGTCGCATTCCCTTCAATGGGGACACTCTACTAAAATAAACCAAATATTTAATTAAACTACATTATGGGTAAAACAGGCAAAATCTCTACGATAAAACGTGAGTATAACAGTTCTCAACTGCAAACAATGGACAGTGGATTGTCACAAAAAGGAATGACAAGAATCCCTGGAACAGGAGTATTCAAATATCCTTATAAAGAATTGGATGGTAAATATAGAACAGGATTAGATCCAGACGCTACATATATCAAAAGAATTCAAGATCCAGTTGAAAAAGAATTAGAAATAGAAAGAGTGACTAACCTTAAAGCAAGACTTGAAAATGAATTAGGTGATATTGATTTAGGACCTCGTTCAAAGTTTTGGAATTATGGGTTATCAACTTCTACAGATGATCAAACACATGTACAACCAGTTAAGTTATTAGATGGTGATAATTACTTTGACCTATCAGTTCCTTTTCAAGAGATAGCCTTTTCATGGTTAAGAGTACATCCAACTATTGCATCTTCTCACCAAGCATGGGAAAGAGGAGAATATCCAGCAGATACACAATTTTATATTGTTGATGATGAGATAGAAAATGCAGTGATCTACAAGAAAAAACAATTGATTAACAAAGCTATTGTTAAGTTTGATAGTATGACTCCTGATAAGAAACGTAAAGTTGCAAGACTTTTAGGTCTTCCAGTTACAGAGGATACTAAAGAGGAAGTTGTTTATAATCAAGTAGATAACACGTTGAAACAAACAGAATTCAAGAATGGTAAATATTCAGGATTGAATCCAGTTGAAGTGTTCAATAGATTTGCTGACATGAAAGAAGATTTACTCCATATACAAGATTTAATTAAACAAGCAATTGCACATTCGGTTTATCGAGTAAAAGCAAATGGTAAAGTTTACGAAGGTGAATTTGAAATTGCTAAAGATGAACAGGATTTAATTAAGTTCCTAGCTGATGATGATAACCAAGATGAGTTATTAATATTAGAAAGTAAATTAAAAACTAAAAAACTAGCTTCTGTATAAGAGGCTAGTTTTAAAAATATAAAAGAATATGATACCAGTAGATAGTTTATTATATAAGATTGATCAAAAACTAAATAAACTATCAACTAATGAGCACCAACAGATTCAACTAGAAGACAAAATCTTAGCTTTGAATGAGGCTCAGATTAAGTTGATAAAACAAAAAGTTGATGGTATTAGTACTGCTAGTGGATTGGGTCAAGATTCATTTAAAAAACGTTATGAAGACTTACAAAGTCTTGTACTAGATTACAATCACCAACCTTTAACATTAACATTAAAGGATGCTGATTTAAATCAATGGTCTGCAAATGTTCATGATCTTGAACCAAAATATATGTTCTATGTAGATTCATATGTAATAGCAGACAAAGGTAGATGTAAAGATAGAAGAATCTGGATCAACAGAGATCTTGCAAAACATGGTGACCTTCAGTTCATATTAAATAATGATCATTACAAACCTTCATTCGAATACCAAGAAACATTTAACTTTCTTTCTTCTGATGAAATATCTGTTTTTACTGATGGTACTTTTACCCCTAAGAATATACAGATAATGTACATGAGATATCCTAAATATATAAACAAAGTAGGATATATAATGTTAGATGGTAATCCATCATTTGATCAAGATTGTGAACTTGAATTATATTTAGAAGATGAACTATTAGATTTAACAGTACAGAATCTAGCAATGTATACTGAAAATCAATCTGCAGTACAAAGTGCAGCTTACAGAATACAAACAAACGAATAAACTTTATTAACATTTAAATAAATTAAAATGGCTGATTTTTCATTAACCACGTTATTCGTGGTTCCAGTAGGGCAGACTTCTGTCCCTAGCTCTGGCTCAACACAAAACCTAACTGCAGGTACTGTGGGAATCTTTAAAAGCGATTATTCTGCAGCTACTGCTCTAGATATTGCTGGTTCTCCTTACTTCTACGTTGCTCAAGGTAGAACAAACACTTATTTGCAAGGTTCTAAAAGATCTGATAAGATCAAAGGATGTCCTTCAGGATCTGGGTGTAACTCAAACGTAACAGAATGGTACAAAGTTTCTGCTTGTCCAACTGCTGCTAACCAAATTACTGATGTAACTAATTTCACTGTACAATGTGGAGAAAGCATCACGTTAACTTTACGTGCTCACTCTTCTTACATTGATACATTGTATTTCAATGGTTTCACTCGTTCAGTAACTATTCAAGCTCCATGTTGTAACTGTGATGACAATCCATGTGATAATGTAAGTGCAAACATCATTATTGACTTATTGATTGCTAAATTAAGACAACAAGCTCCAGGTAACAACCCTGATAACATTAGCTTCAACACATTCTTTACATTTGAGAATATTGGTGGAACTATCTTACGTATTACAGGAAAACCATTAACTAAATATGGTCAACCTTGTGATATCGCAGCGTTCCCATTTGAATATGATAGATTGTGGTTCCGTACATTTGTATACGCTGGTCCAGCTACTACTGCTGACTTTATCGTTGCAGATGCTTGTAACTATGTTGCTACTCCTATTGTTCAACAACGTGCTTCTTATCCTACTGGTACATCTGCAGAGATTGCTCAATTAGAGAAAAACTTCTACAGCTACCAAGCAGGTTACTTGAAACACTTATACAGAATGAATGGATACAACGAGAACTTCGAATCTTGGGTATCTGATGGTGCAACTTACAACACATTCTATATCAGATTCAACGAGTATAACAAATCTGAGTACCAATGGGGTGATTACATCATGGAAGATTCTACAGTGATTCTTGCTGTTCCTAATGGTGGTTCTGCTCTTACTTCTGCATTTGAAGCAATCTTAGTAGCTGGTTTAGGTACTGTAGTAGATCAAGGAATTCCTTGTATCACAACTACAACAACTACCACTGGTGTTCCTGCACCAACAACTACAACTACTTCTACTCAAATCCCTTAAGGATAAAAGAAGAGTAAAAATTAATAATAACCTATGCCAGGGGAAAGAGGATAACTCATATTCCTCTGGCATATTTATTTAAAAACAACATGGCAAACTTACAATTAGATATACTAGTAGTACCTACTTACGATGTTAATACTCTTGGTGTTGCAGATGCTTCTGTATATCCTACCAATCCTCCAGTGGTTTCTGTACCATCTATTGAGATTGATATACCAGGATTCGGAATCAAAATTCTACCTTTTGTTCCCAACCAATTAAATGTGTTTACATCTTCTAATTTGGGAATTACAGAACCTGGTTGTAATCAACCACTTCCTGATGGAGTGTATAGATTAAGATATTCTGTTGCTCCTGCATATCAAAATTATGTGGAGAAAACAATATTACGTGTTGATAGACTTCAAGAGAAGTTTGACAATGCGTTTTTACAATTAAATATGATGGAGTGTGATAGAGCACTTAAAACACAGTCTAGTGTTCAATTAAACACAATTAACTTCTTTATTCAAGGAGCTATTGCAGCAGCTAATAACTGTGCAGAATATGAATCAAATACATTATATGTTCAGGCAGATAATATGTTAGATAACTTTTTAAGAACCAACTGTGGTTGTTCAGGTAACAACTACCTAATAAACTTTTATTAATTATGGCACAATGTAGTTCATGTGGAGCTAATGTGGGGTGTGGATGCCAATTGAAAAATGGGCTATGCGGACACTGCGCTTCTAAAGTAAATAATTAAAAATTAATATTATGTTATCACCAAGATTAACTAATTGCCCAGAATGTGCTAATATCCCTTCTTTACTTAGAAAGATAGATTGCAAGTTAGCAGAACTTGGTAATAATTTATATAACAACGTATCATATATGTTGAATAAACCTGTACCTGCTGATGACATTCTTCAGTTAATAGGGTATAGAAGAATATTACAATTTAAATATATAAACCCAAACTACGTTCATAAATACTCAGTAAATATGATTGCTAGTAGAGTGATACGTCTTACAGTGGGATGTGTTAGTAGATGTAATACACCAGAACCTTGTAAAGAGGTTCCTTGTGATATTACAATAGTTCCTAACCCAACCACTACAACCACAACAACAGTTTAAACCTTTTAAAATAAATAATATGTCCAATTGCACAGATTGTTATAACGGATGTACAGAGATTGTCTCTGACAGATGTGTTAAATATACAGGAATAGATGTTCCTGTTCTAGGAATACAAACAGGAGATACATTGTCTCATGTAGAAGAATCAATTATAAATTTCCTTGTTCCAGTGTTAAATGGTACAGGTGTTAAGCCAATTATAGATGATAGTATTATTTGTAACACTGTAAGAAAATATCTTCCTGTATGTACAATTTGTACAGGATTTACATTGAATGAAATATTATCAGCTATTATAAAAGCTGCTTGTGATCTTCAAGTTCAAATAGATACAATTAATGCTACACTTGCTACATTAAATGCTGATTATACAATTGGATGTCTAACAGGAGTAACTAGTTCTTCAGATACACATGCTATTGTACAAGCTGTAATAACTAAACTTTGTAATTTAAGTGCTGATTTTGCACAGCTATTAATTG